GAAACTACTTTTAGAGCATTGATTACAGATGGTAAATTGCACCAATTAATTAACGCGTATGCCTTTGAAGATACAACTCCAGAGAATGAAAGAAGTACTTCAAGCGATGGTTTAATGCAAACTATTAGAGAGGGAAAACCAATGTATTCATTTACTTATAAAAAAGGAATGTATAACGCTAAGGCGATGCAATCTTTAAAAGGGAATAACCGTTGGGATGCGTTCTTTTATTTCACTGAGGGGCTTTTAGTTGCTTTAGATACTGCTGGAGCTAATTTAAAAGGGTTTAACGGTTCAATGTTTGATGTAGATAGTTACAAATTCAAACAAGGCGCCGAAACTGAATTTAGCAAAGTTTCATTACAATTAGCAGATGCTAAAGAATTTAACCAAAGATTTGTATTCTTTACTTGGGAAGAATTAGGATTTAACGCTTTAGAAATTGAGGGTGTTATTGAAACAATTGTAACTTTTAATGTTGCTCCTGTTGCTGGTTCTACTATCACTGTAAAAGTTGCAGATGCTAACAATAGAAGTATTTCTTATTCTTCTTTATTTGATACTGATGCCAATTGGAAAGTATTAAAAACTGGAGTTATTGATAATGTTTCAAGCGTTTCAATTGCTGGCGATGTAGTTACTTTAACTCTTGATACTGCTTTAACTTCAGCAGATAATGTTTCAGTTTCATTAAACGGAATTGTTGCAGATATTGAGTTGAAATATTACAAATCAAACACGGTTACAGCAGACGTGTAATTAGTTAATTTTATAATTATAAAATACCTCTCTAATTCAGAGGGGTATTTTTTTAAAACAAAGTAAAAATGAAGATATATAGCACAAATATAAACACAGAATTTCCACCGAGTTACGAAATTTTGTTAGATGTTTTAAAAACATTAAATCCTAAAATTGAAGAAAAGGAAATTGTAAAAGAAATTAAAAAACTTAAAATTTATGATGTACAAGAGCCAGCTTCAAAAAGCACAAAAGGAAAAAAATACAATCCCGCAGACGATAGGGGTTTTAATCCTATTTAATAGCTCAACTTTAGTCGAGGGAATACGAACACGTTGGTTATTCGGTAAAGATGTAGATGGTAACATTATCGGACAATACCGAAATAGAGATTACGAAATGTTTAAGGTTGGACTTAATTCACGAGCGAATGGTAATGTCGATTTAACTTTAACAGGTGCTTTAGGTAGGGGTTTGACAATAAAAAAGAATAATGATAAAACTTATGAAATATTTTCGAGTGATAACAAATTTCAAGAAATATCAAAAAAGTACGGATTAAGACAATTTAACTTAGATAGCCAGCAAACAGATGAATTATTTGATATGCTTTATTTGATGGCTATGGAACAATATTTTGAGAATGTATGGGTAAATGCATAGTTTGCGGTGGTTCGTTTAAACAAGACTTTAACGAAATAGTAAAACAGAAAAAACAGATATATGAAAAAACAAAACAAGCGTACTACGTTTACAAATTGGATAATAAGTGGAATATCACACGTAAAGAATATTTTGCAGAAATACAAAGAACGCAAAGCATTGTCGAGTATTTCCATATATCCGAGTTTAAAACACATTAATATACTTGTTTGGAATGAAATTATCGATAACCAAGATGTAAGGTTATTGGATCAAAACAAAAACAAAAAATATTCAAACTTTCAACTTGAATTATTAAGTAAAAAGTTCATTGAATTGTACGATGATTATTTTTTAAAGCTAAATAATAAGTTCGCTAAGGCTAATTTAACAGAAACGAAAAATAAAATACAATTGTCGGCAAAGATTATAATTTTAACTGAGTGTATTAACTCACTTAATTTTATAAAACACAATTCTTCTAATCTGATTAATCCGTTAGAAAAAGAACAGAAAATATACGACACGGTAAATATTTTATCTAAAAATGCAAAGTTTGGAAATTTTAACACGATTGATGAAAATATTACAATAATAAATAAGATTTTAGTTTCAAATCAGTCAACTTATACTCGTTTATATGGCGAAGATGACAAAAAAGAAACCGTAAGCAATTACACATTTGAAAAACAATTAGTTGATGTTGAGCAATGCTTAGGTAGGACAATCGATGTAAGCACAACCAACGTTATAAAATGGATAGAATTAATAAATTTAGCTGAATCAATAAGTAAAAAAAGGTTAGAAAATGGCACAAGTAAAGGATAATTTAGTAGAATTAGAAGTTGTTTATTCTAAACTAAACAAAGCTATTGATGAAAATATTTCACGTTTAAATATTGGTGCGACTGCTGTTGATAATTATAATAAGAAAATTAGCGTTGTTCCGAGTGAGTTTCAAAAGTCGTTAGTTGATATTAAAACTAAAACCGATGCGGTTACACAATCTACTAAACAATTAGAACAAGCTGAAAAAAAAGCCAACCAAGAACGAATAAATTGATATTAATCATATTTTTTTATTTATTAAATTATTATACATTTTGGAGTAATATCCATTTTTAAACGAATTATTTTAGCATCTACAACATTAACACCGTCGGTTGGCGTTTCTTTTGTTGCGCCATCAATACCATAGTTAGGCTCGTCTTTATACTTTAACCCATTGTAAGAATCTATTAAAGTAATAAACTTATTATCTTTCAAAGTCTTAAATACTAACTCGTACAAAGGCTCTAAATAAGTAAAATAAGTGTAAGCATAACGTTGGTCGTTTAGTTGTTGAGTTTTTTCATTTCCTTGAAATAATATTAATTGTGCATCAACTCTTAATTTTCCATTCCCTTGCGGTTCTGGAGCATTAATCACGTACCATATTAAAGGGTACTTTTGTTTTTTTGCTTTCATTTTAGAAACTACCCAATAATTGAATTCTTTTTGGTCGCCAAAGTGAAATTGTACTTTAATACCATTAATTTCAAGGTCTTTAAAAACCTCTTTTAAAGCCATCCCGATAATCATAATCCGAATGAGTTTTTAAATTCTAAACTATTTGCTGGAACATCTGGATAATCTGTTGGATTGTCAAGTAAAAACTGCAAGTAACTTACATAACCACTTTCACGATTACCAAAATAATCAGTAAACAATACTCCGTTTCTGTAATATTGTTGCGGTTCGTTGCAAGTACTACCTTGATACATTTCAACAAATTCATTCCAAATATTTACTAAATGCGCCGTATAATCTGCATTTACTCCGTTTTTTGGTTCAATTATAATTTGTCCCAATTGTGAATTGATTGTACTTTGATAGTGATTTACATAAGTAAAGTTTGCTAATAAAGAGATTTTAAATAATCCCTCTGAATAGCTTAAACCTTGCCACGTGTAAGTTTTTCCATCTAAAGTATAATCGCATCCGTTCAATAAGTTTTCCCACTTGACTGGAGCGCCTATATTAAGCACTCCGTCAGTGGTGTTAGCTTTTAAATCAGCAAATAAAACATTACCTAAAGTTAATTTCAAAAATTGAGGTACATATCTATCAATTGAAGTCTCTAACTCAATAGACGCATCGCTTGTCGGTTCTTCAGTATTTGGTACTGAAAGGCTTTTTGTGAAATATGCATTATCAATTATAAACATTTACTTTAGTTTTATTTTGTTTCTTTTACTTCTTTACCTTTTGTGTATTTTGCTACTTTGTCGATATTTACTAACTGCGACGCTAATTGAGAATCGAATTTTTCTTTATCTCCTTTTTTCTTTGTAGCAAAGTCAACTAAAAACTCAACTTCTTTCATATTATGTAGCTAAAGTTACTAAAGCAGCAGAAATAGAAGTTACTTTTCTAAATCCAGTTTTGTCAGCTTCTCTAATTAAGAAAGCCATTCTTTTACGTACTTTAATTGTTAACATATCTTCTGTGAATTGAGCATTAACTCTGCCTTCTGAAATAACAACACCTCCCATTTCATAAATTCTTGCAAATCTTGAATCTCCTACGTATAAAGTATTGGCAACAACGTGATTATCTTCTACGATATTTAAAGATGCAATTCTTACTTGGTTAGAGAGGAAAAATCCAGAATTCAAAAGAGAATTAAACCATGTCATCAACAGTCTACGATTTAATCGACAGTTTAACGGAAGCAATAGCAGCGACAATTCCACCGGAACCCAACCAACCGCAACAAGCAGCCCCGTACCTAATCCTACAAGACAAGACATCACCGTTTTGGAAGAAGAAGGAGTTTTGGAAGGACGGGAACCCAGTGGACGTTATAGAATTTTGTGAAGTCAAGATAGGAATATTCCCAAGTCCTGTCCAAAAAGAAATACTTTATAAACTTGCCGGCAGAGATCCCTATGAATGGGATGTTGACCACCAACAGTATATCATTGCCATCGGACAAGGAGGAGGGAAAAACAAATACATTATAGCACCGTTTACCGCCTACACCGCATATCGCATCGCAAATATGAAAGATCCGTGGATGTATTTTTCCCGGTTCACCAATGAGAAGATTGATCGATCCACAAAATTTGAAATAACCAACAGTTCACTTGTCAACGCAGATCAAGCAGAGACCGTTCACTTTGACAATATGAAATCATTACTCCGAAGAGTAAAGGACGCAGACGGTCAGAATTGGTTTGAGAAGTATGCAGGGATGAACCTCACCGACAGCTTTGGCGACATCAAAACCGGAACCATAAATATTCCA